ATGGAGTTAAAATAATAGATGGTGGTGCTTTAGTTGGTGGTGCTGTAGATTTAACTGCTGTAAGCACAAATATAATTCCAGATACTAATGATTCACTTGATTTAGGTTCAGCATCTTTTGTTTGGAGAAACATATACACAGGGGATTTACATTTATCTAACGAAGCAAAAGAACAAGGTAATTCTGTAGATGGCACTAAAGGTAATTGGACTATCCAAGAGGGTGCTGACGATCTATTTATAGTTAATAATAAATCAGGCAAGAAATATAAGTTTAAACTAGAGGAGATTTAACATGGCTTTTATCTCCAATGGCACTACAATTTTAGATGCTGGTGCATTTAATGTTAATTTAGGTTCAATGGTTTTAATATCTGAACAAACAGCATCAGCTTCAGCCTCAATATCATTTACAAGTGGAATAGATTCTACCTATCCTATTTATTTATTTAAATTTATAAATGCTCATGCAGCAACAAATAACACAGATTTTACATTTAATTTTACAACAGATGGTTCAAATTGGAATGTTACTAAAACTACTACTGCTTTTCAAGCATATCACAATGAAAATGATGGTGGAGCTGCGTTAGGTTATGTAACAGCAGATGATTTAGCACAAGGAACTGGATTTCAACAATTAACTATTGGAAATGTTATGGGTAATGAAAATGATGAATCTTATTCTGGAGAAATGTATTTATTTAACCCATCATCTACAACTTTTGTTAAACATTTTATAGCAAGAGGTGTTGGTATGCACCATGTTGAAATTGCAAATGATAATTATATTGCTGGATATGCAAATACAACTAGTGCTGTAACTGGTGTGCAATTTAAAATGGCTAGTGGAAATACAGATGCTGGAACTTTTAAACTTTACGGACTAAAGGATTCATAATGGCTTTACACTCATTACATTCGTATAAAGAAATAAGAGGTATCTTATGGCAGTAGTATCAGGTGGAACAACATTAATAGACAATGGTACTTTAGATGCTGGAGTACCAAGTGGAAAGCTAACATTACTTTCTACTCAAACTGCAAGTGCTAGTTCATCAATAGAATTTACATCAGGAATAGATAGTACGTATGACAGCTATGTGTTTAAGTTTATAAACATACACCCACAAAATGATGGTATTGATTTCTTTTTTAATTTATCTACTGATGGTGGTAGTAATTATAATGTCACTAAAACTACTACTTTTTTTGGTGCATATCATAGTGAAGGAGGCTCTTCGGCTTTAAGCTATTTTAGTGCAGAAGATATAGCACAATCTACATCTGACGCAAAATTATTTAATGATTTAGGAAATGGAAATGATGAATCACTTAGTGGTTATTTACAAATATTTAATCCATCATCAACGACTTTTGTTAAACACATTATAAGTGTAAATAATGGCTATAATGGTGGTAATTTTTGTGTAAGCAATTTTATTGGTGGTTACGGAAATACAACATCAGCAGTTAATGCTATTAGATTTCAAATGGAATCTGGGAATATAGACGATGGTATAATTAAAATGTATGGAGTAGGATAATGGGATTAATTAGTAATGGTTCAACAATATTTGACAATGGTTCAATGGCATCAGGCTTTGGTGGAAGTTTAGTATTTTTATCAAAACAAACTGCTAGTGCATCTGCTAGTATAGAGTTCACATCTGGGATTGATAGTACATATAAGGAATATTTATTTACATTTAATAACTGCCACCCATCTAATAATGCTGTAAGTTTTCAATTTCAAGGAAGTATAAATGGTGGTTCTAGTTATGGTGTTACAATTACTTCTACTATGTTTGAAGCATATCATACAGAAGCTGGAGCATCAGGAAGATTAATATATCGAACAATTGGAGATTTAGCTCAATCAACCTCTTTTCAAGAATTATCAGGAGTTGCAGATGGTATAAAAAATGACAATGATGCAAGTTGTTCTGGTTATATTCATATTTTTAATCCATCAGATACAACTTTTGTAAAACATTGGATTGCAAATTTTAATAATCTAACAGCTAGTGATGCTACTTATAATATATATTCTGCTGGTTATTTTAATGACACAAATGATATTGATGCTTTTAAATTTCAAATGTCTAGTGGAAACATAGATAGTGGAGATATTTGCCTTTATGGTATTGCATAAATTTTAACAAAGGAGTATAAAAAGACATGACAAGACATCACTTAATAAATGGGGTTCAAGTACCCTTTACAGCAGAAGAAGAAGCACAAAGAGATGCTGAAGAACAAGCATGGAATGAGGGTGCTTTTGATAGAGCAATTGCAAATTTAAGACAAAGAAGAAACTCACTAATAGCTTCATCTGATTGGGTTATGATGAGTGATTCACCTATTGCAGATAAAACTGAATGGGAAACTTATAGACAAGCATTAAGAGATATTACAAATGGCTTAACAACTGTTGAAGATGTTAATGCTGTTACATTCCCTGTTAAACCTTAATTATGAATACCAGCTTGTGCAAGATAAATAAACGTTGACATTTTTGTATATAGGTATATAATTAGATAGTAGGGCAAAACATAATTAAAAGGAAACAATGTTAAATACATATGTAGTAGAAGGGGGAATAGGTAAGTGTACTGCATTTACTGCTTTAATACCCAAGTTAAAAGAAAAATCCGAAGTACAAATATATACACCATATATTCAATGCTTTGCAAATAACCCAGATGTAAAATTAGTTCTTGAACAATCCTTGCCAATCCAAGACCCAAGAATTATGGCATCTGAAAATATTTATTATAGTGAACCTTACAAATCTAATTTTCAGTTTGGTAAGCAACACATAATAGAAAGCTATTGTAATTTGCATGATGTAGAGTTTGATGTAAATATGAGACCAAAACTTTATACAGGTCATTTACAAGAGAATGTTAAAAAATGGTTAGATAAAAATAATATTGAAAAATATATTCTTGTTCAATTTTCTGGTGGTCAATCTCCATTAACTTATGATGGAAATTATAATAACATTAATCCAAACAGAAACTATCAACCATTCTTAGCACAGCAAGTTATTAATATGCTGAAAGAAGAATATAAAGATGCAACGATTATTGATTGTACTTTACCCAATGAACCAGCATATATGAATACAATTAAATGTGATTTGCATTGGTCAGAAGTACATGAGTTAATGAAAGATGCACTAGGATTTGTAAGTATAGATAGTTGCTTAAATCATTTCTCAGCATCTACAGAAAAACATGGAGTAGTCATTTGGGGTTCTACAAGATGGACACAATTTGGTTATTCACATAACAAAAACTTACAATTCCACATGAACGATAAGTGGGATGAAACAAAATTCATTGATAGCGACCCTAGAAATAATATGGTCGAACCTAAATTAATTATTGATGAATATAAAAAACTTGATAAAAACAAACCAGTTGCAGTAGCAACAATTTAAATAATAAGGAGACAATTATGAGTGATGAAACAAGAAATGCAGAACAATTAGCACAAGACTATACAGCTATGGGTCATTCTGTAGATTTAATCAATGGTATCATTGATGGAACGCAGATGGCAGATGAATCTACTGAAGATAAACAAGATGCTGTTAGAAGAAACAAAGAACACCTTGAGTTAATGGTTGCTAAAGAAGATTGGGGAAGTGAAGATATGACTTCAGTTAATTCAGCAATCGCATCAGCTACAACATACTTAGGTTAATTTATGAACTTTAAGTTTGATGATAAAGAATATGATAGTGAAAAGCTATCTGATGCAGGTAAATTACAATTAACTAAATTGCAAACTCTTCAAATTAAAAAAAATGAATTAGTATCTCAGTTCTCTGATCTGCAGATATTAGAAAAACATTATACTGAATTACTTAAAAATGAACTACCTAAAGATCAGGAAGTTAAAGAAGAAAATAAGTAACTAAGTAATGGCAAAGAAATTTAAAGATCATATTGCACACGTCCCAATACACAAAGGAAGTTCACAAGGAAGAAGACCAAATACTAGTACTATGAATAAACATAAACGAAGACATAGTGGAGTAAAAATATATAAAGGACAAGGAAGATAACAATGGCTACACCAAACGATACCCAATTACAAAAAGGTGCTTTGGCTCCTGCTCAATCAGAGCAAACAGGTAGTCAAAAAGCAGTTACTTTAATTGAAAACTTAGTAGCACAACCAACACTTCCTACAGGCACAGTTGTAACTCCACAGTTACAAAATCTAGGCACTGGGGAACTAATGGCTACACCAGGTGTTCAAGCACCTGTAACTGCTGCTACACCTACAGCCCCTACTGCACCAACTATAACAGCTGGAACTGTACCCACA